ACTTATCCTCGTAATCCCTCTTTGGGCGTTCTCCTTTCCCATCCATAAAATAAAATTTCTTACTATTGCCACCGACTTTTTGTAAACCACCGCCTAATACCATACTAGGACCTCCTCTTATTACAGAGAGCTACACAAGCTGCATCTGCATAGTCTTGCTCAGGGAAGATATCTCCCCACTTCTCTATAGCGAATTTTTTAATATCTTCCTTACTAGCGTTCCCTTTTTCCAAGATAAACTTTTTCCAATGTCTATTATCTATAAATACCGTAGGTATTTTAGAAGTAACCAGAAATCCTAAGACTGCTCCAGCAACATTTGCTATAGCTATAGTCGATTTAGGGTTCTGAATAAAAATAGCTGCCTCGATTGCAGCTGAATCTATTACTTTTATTTTACTCAGATCTTCCGAAAATTTTGTAAAAATTTCAGGGAATCTATCATCAAATTTTTTCTCTTTGCTACCCCATTTATGAAGTGAGATTAATTGTTCTTCTTCATCAATAATAGCACCATGAACAGCTAAACTAGAACAATCTAATCCCAAATATCTCATGCTTGTGTACCATACGTTCTTAGTGCTACAACACGACTAACCGTGTTATAGGCAGTGGTATACGTACTAAGTAGCCCAGCTGTCTTCTTTAATAATGCCTGTTGTTCTATGAGATCCCTTCTCAATTCTCTTAGTGATTCAAACTTAGATAGAATCTCTCCCCTAAGCTCTTCTCTAGTAGGTTTCTTTCTACCATCATCTTCATATTCTTTAGCTACTCTAAACAAAGCGGTATTAAAACCCTCTGTAAAAGCTGCATCTAAAGCCCCAACAACAGCTTCAATATCTGAAACCTTAGTTTCTAAGTAACCTTTATAACCACCATACATAGTCAAAAAGTTTTCCAAATCTTTATTATCGTAATTAGTTAATTTAGAAAATTCTAGTTCAGGTCTTTCTGACAAATCAACAGTGAATTTAGGAAGCCCTAGGGCATCAATTTCTTTTTGGGCCCGTCCCAAAGCTTTCATAGGTGTCCATTTAGTTTCTCTTTTTTCCACTATATATGTACCCCTCTGTAGTTAAATACTCAAGAATTTCAGTAACCATTGCAGTTGAAAACTCTCCATTATTTCTTACACCAGTTTCCATATCAATCCATTCCATACCAAGGTTTTGAGTTCTCCATTCATCAATAGCTACAGGCAATGTATCAATGTTTAATCCACCAGCATACCCATAAGGTTTATTAAATGTTTTCCAATTATTAGAAAAAACACCAGCTCCATGAGAATTATCTAACAATACCGAGGTATTGGGAGCATCAACACTTTCACCAATCCAAGTATTCAAAGTATCAGCTTGGAAAATAAATTCTTTTTTTGGAAATTTTTGAAGCTTTTCGGATAATTTAGGATCTAACAATTGATAAGGCATACCATGAAAATTAAATTGTACACGATTAAAAGAATCAAAAACCTCTTTACCTAGATAATCCTGAATAAACCATAGATGATCACCATCTTTGATAATGTCCTCTACCCAAGGTTCACACAGATGGGCAGAAAGATTTATTATTGACCACTCTTTTTTAGATAAATCTACTAATTCTTTAACCCAGGATTCAGAGGGAAATCTTGAAACCCCATGAGAAGGAAATAAAATTCCCCATTCAACAAAAGGATAAGCTTTTGATATCTCTATTAACTTCATTGGATCAGTTTTATCATCTGCCCCAGTAAAAGTAACCTTAAACTTCAAATACTTCAACATATTCTCTTTTTTAAATCCAACTTCACTCAATGTCTTTTACCTTTCTACAAGAACACCAATAAGCACCAGTACATTGTTTTGGTGCTTCAGTCATACTCTGAATATTTGCACAACGGCTAAGTATAGCTTGCCATTCTTTTTCATCTCTCTCAACAAAAAAAGCTTTGATTTTCTGATCATTCTTATTTTCGTATAGGACTGTACCAATGTCATATCGAGCCATATTCAAATACATCTGTAGCTGCATCTCATGCTCGGGTTTAGGACTTCTTAATTTTGTAAAACCTGATGTATTAATAGATTTCAATTCAATTGGGGTAATTCCATAAGTCGAATGCTTAATCAGAAAGTCTATACGTCCTGAGATTGCTGGAACATCAAATCGAACTGGAATTTCTCGACCTACTAATATTCCCAAATTCTGGAACCATTTCTCCACTCGCTGCTCTAGAAAGTTACCATTTTGAAAAATTCTCTGCACATGTGGTTCTAATGGAGTCGCAATCATTTTTCCATGATAGATGAGCCATACAGATCTATCGCATGGATTACTCAATGTAGAGGGGTGAAAAACCCCACTCCTAGGTGGGTGCATGACTCCAGTTAAATATTCATCTATAGTTTCCATCAACCATTCATCGGACTTTGCTGAAATAACTATATTTTTTACACCTTGCTTTTTTCTAATTTGTTTAATCCCTGCCATAATGTCTCCTTCACACCAGATTTTGTCAAAGCACTTATATGTAAAATATACTCAATCTCATTATTATAGGATAGCTTTAGATCTCTTTTTGTATCTCGCTTTTTAAGATGCCCATATTTTCCGTCTGCTTCAATAACTAGTTTCAATTCAGGAACATAGAAATCTACTGTATAAGGAAAGAAGAGATACTGTTCAGCATAACGAAACCCCAATTCCCCCAATTCTTGTGCAATTAATTTTTCTTGGTCAGTATAATCTTTAGGAGTTAAGTTCACTTTTTAGATCCTCAAATAAAGTAGCTTGCTCGATAAAGAGCTTTTTTACCCCATTCATTCCCATAACCTTATTATCTTTATAAGAATACCAAGGACCTGCTTGGGTAATTAGTTTACGTTCTATACCTTCCCTAATAAAACTTTCAGTAACATCAATGCCACCATCTACTCTAAAAGGAACTATAGCAGACTTCCAGTTCTCACCACCGACTTTTGTCTTTCTAAGTCGTATTTCCATGTCAAAACCTACATTATCTTTTCCTTCTTTTATCCACCCATTTCTTCTTACCTGTAATAAAAAGTGGGAAAAGAATGACTGTGCTAAACCTCCTGGCATATTATCTAAAGCAACTGGACCCATAGAAGCTCTAACCTGATTAATGGCAACAAAAGCACTACCGTATTGAAGATTAGGTAATAGTTTTGGTAAGGCTGAATTAACAAAACGTGCTTGCCAAGCTATGGGATTATAAGAAAATTCTTCTTCTGCTACGGCTGTAGGAACAAGTCCTGCAATACTATCAAGAACAATAACATCAACACCATTTTGCATAAGAGTACGAACTATATCGAGAGCTTCTTCTCCATTAGTTGGTTGAGAAACTAGGATTTTACTGGTATCAATTCCACACTTAGCACTCCACTCAGCATCCCATGATAACTCAGTATCAATCCACGCAGCTATTCCACCAGCTCTTTGAGCATTTACAACTATCTGACTAGCTAAATAACTCTTACCAACATTAGTAGGTCCATAAATCAGAGTCATTCGTTTCTTTGGGATACCCCCACCTGTTAGTTGATCTAATGCAGGTATCTGAAAAGGTATTCGACTGTACCCAAACTTTTCTGAGTCCCCTAATTGAATGTTTAACTTATCATTTTTTAAAAGTTGGGCTATAGCCTCGTCAGCATTATTCTTCATTAATTAGCCTCATCAAGCATATTTTCAAGTTTCTCATCAACTTGACCTCTAATAACATTCCAAACCTTCTCTGCAGCGTCTTTAGAGGTATCTAATTGCTCTTCAATATTTAAATCAGTATCTATCTGATCTATTGATAAATCAATTCTCCCATACTGATTTGTTGCCAAATCCCCTACCCTAAAAGTAAAACCTAAATGTACACTAACTTTTGCCATGTCTAACTCCAATCTATATATTCGTTATCGACTATTGGAACAGCGTCCCAATCAACGCTTTCTAAAAGATCTGATACTGTATCTACAGATTCAAAATCTTTTTTTGTAGCCCAGGAGGGGGAACAAACTTCCATGTCCACTTTCAAAGGTATATCTAAGGAATTAGTTTCTAATAACTTCTTGATTTCCATTGGAAGTATATCTAATTCCTCATCATGAATTTCACATATGATTTCATCATGAACCTGTAAAAGAACATGGCTCTTTTTATCAGCTAGATATTTATCTATCTCAATCATTCTCTCACTAAGTAGATCTGCTGACGTTCCCTGAACCAGATAATTTACACCCTTATAAGCAAACTGACTTGGGATAACGTATCTTCTACCATATCTATTTTTAATCCATCCACGTAAAGCAACCTTTTCTGTAGCTTTATCAAAGAAATCTTTAGAACCCTCTAAGCCTTGAAAATACCTTTTCTTATAGGCCCCAGCTTCTTTAGGAGTTGTTCCCAATTGCTCAGAAAGCTTTTTATTCCCAATACCATAAATAGTTCCAAAAGTTATAGCCTTAGCTAATTGCCTATAAAATTTGAAATCTTTCTCATTCTCACTAACATTGAAAGCTAACTTAGCTGCTTCACCGTGGAAATCTACATTATCACGATTCAATAGTTCATCAATTGTATCATTTCTGAAATAGCTCAAAAACACACGAACTTCCATTTGAGAATAGTCAAAACTAACCAAAGTATGATTCTTTCGTGGAACAAATAATCTTCTGATAGCTAATTGGTTTTTATCGGAATCATCAAAAGATTCATCACCAATGAAAGTCCAAGTTTGTAATACTTCATCAGATAAAGTCTCAATAGCAGTCTGTCCTTTAGAAGATACTATGGCAGCAATTCTTTGTTGAATACTACTTTTAAGTTCGGCATCTAAAGGTAGTGTTGAGAGTTTAAAATGATTTCTTGGAATGTTCTGTAAGTTCGGATCTCTTGAAGATAGTCGTCCTGTTGAAGTTCCCCAGTTACAAAACGAGGTGTGCATAATATCGGACTCTAGATAAGGTTCTATATATGTAGAGTTTAGTTTCTCCAAAGTCCTGTACTGTCTAATCAATCCAGCTAAGGGGTGATTAATATTTACAAGAGCTAATTCATTCCAAGAATCTCTGCCTTTAGGAGTTTTCACAGGAGACTCTATACCTAATGTATTAAACATTTCCCCAATCTGTTGAGTTGAAGAAATGTTAAACTCTTTATCAGCTAACTTATAGATTTCTTCCCGAACTTCTTCTAATCTTAAAACAATAGATTTTTGAGTTTTCTTAGCATACTGCCTATCAACAGAAATTCCCTGTCGCTCAACATTAAATAGAACTGATGTTAGATTACACTCTAACTCAAAGATTTGCTGTTGATTTGTTTTTTCGATCTGTTGTAAGACATCTTGATAAAGTCTAGCTGTAAGAGAAACATCTTTTTTACAATACTCACCTAACATCTCTGGAGATGCTAAGGAAAAGTCTTTATTCCATTTTTTGGAACGGAGTTCCTTCTTTGTATCAATATCATACTGAACAGCACTATCTCCATAATGTCTTCGTCCAGTATCAGTAAGACTAAGTTCTTTAATTTCAGAGTCCTCAATCAATCGTACCATCACAATGACATCAATTAATTTTTGATCCGAAATTTCTAAGCCATCATTCTCTAAGAAATGTAGATCAAATTTTATGTTGTAGCCAATTAAGTTAGGTACAGTGTTTAAAACTTCTATCAATTTCTTATAGGAACGATACTCAAGGTTTTCTCCCTGATGATGTCTTATAGGGTAATATTGCATCAACCCCATAGAATCCATCTCCCCAACACCTACACCACAAATCTGATGACTACTATATGAATCAAGTCCATTAGTCTCTACATCGACAACAATAGCTTGATCTTTTTGTATAACTTCTTTTAGAAGATCTAATTGATCTTCAAAAGTTTTATTAGTTACGATTGACATCTATAATATCCACTTTAATATCTGCTTGATTTAAAATTTCAGCAGCTCTGGTTTGGCTATAATAAATCGGTGCCACTAATCTTGTAACTCGACTATTAGCTAACATCTTAGCGCAAGTAATACAAGGAGTAACCGTTAGATAAGCCACCAATAGATCATTGGATCTTAACTGCAACAAAGCATTTTGCTCTGCATGAACAGCTAAACATTGATCTAAATTTTCACCAGGGGCTGAGAATGCACCACTACAAGGCACATCTAAACAATGGGGGAAATTGGTAGGGACTCCGTTGTAACCAGTAGCGACTACATGGTTATCGGAGTCCACCAATACACATCCTACTTTTCTTCTTAGACAAGTTGAACGTTCAGCTACTAGCTGAGCCATTTGTAAAAAATATGAATCTCTATCAAGTCTAGAAGAGGGATTTATCATTATCCTCAGAACTAGTGCTTTCAGTAGTGGTTGGTGGTGGGTTACCATACCTCTCAATGAAGTATTCTTTTACTGTAGGTAACTTCTCTATTTCAGCAACTTTATCTGAAGGAATTTCCTCTGGTCTTGGAGTAGCTGATATTGAATAAGACGTGTCAAAAGCCCCTGTTCCAGTTCGCCTTACACGAATTACCCCCTTATTTAAAGCTCCCCAATCTGAATGAACTTCGACTAGTTGATTCCAAACATAGTCACTTCTACCAAATCCGAGTGAAATAATTTTAAAATCATTCACATTCTCTCTAAACATTCTGCGTCCATTAGGACCCTCAATTTCTTCCCAACTGTCATTTCTCTTTTCAGTGTGAATAATACTATGAACATACGCCCAAAAAGCGAACTTATGTTGAGGTCTTGTGTCTGCCGGAACACTACTAGCATCCACATTGTCATCTTTCAAAAGATTAGTAAATCTATTTCCAAGTCTGAAAGTATACATATAAAGATCATCTAACAATGTATCATTTTCATCACCTGTTGCAACTGATGTTACAAATGCTTGATCTCCATCCTTGAACCAGACCTCTCTATGAGGGGTACGATCTTGGGGATTTGGAGTTCTACCATCATCCCTCGCTTTTTGAATTCTCCCGATACCAGACATTTTGTCTCCTTTCTACCAATACGTTCTATTTTTAACCAAATCATGTAAGACGTTAGCATTACGTATATCTTGTATGTCTTTTACATCTTCTGGTAAGTTTAAGTATGATAACAGAAAGCTATCTTTTAAGTCAATTGTAGCTTTGGAAATTCCCTTACGTCCTGCATCATCGTTATCCAAGGCCAAGACAACTTCAGTAGGACGTAATGATCTAATCAACTCAACTTGAGACTTTGAAATCAAAGCCCCCAAAATTCCTACCGTTGTATAACCATGTTGATCTAGCCACATGCAATCCAATGCTCCCTCAACAACAATCAAAGTATCAACAGTTTTAGGTAAACGATGTATTCCAAATAAGGTTTTAGACTTCTGAAAACCTTTTGAATACAAATATTTTGGATTCGCCTGAACTCTTCTGGAAATCCAACCTAGATCTCGTTCCTTCTCATTCCTACAAGGTATTATTAAATCATTATACTTATTTGACTGACAATCCCATCTGGTTAATGTAGCTATTTGGAAACCTCTATCATAGATCCAATGGTTAGAGGGAATTTCAGAAGTCCAACTTTCATTGTAACTAACTGATTCAACCTCTTGAATATAGGAACCTGTAAGTTCAGGTTCGATCTCTAGTTCTAAGTCATAAAGAAACTTATCAAAAGCTTCTTCTAAATCAAAACCTAACTCTGATGACTCAAACTCTACTCGTATTTCAGCCCAAGGTTTACCAGATAACTTCCAAATAAAGGATTTTAGGCTACCTTGCCCACATCCTGCAAAACAGATCCACATACCCTTTTCAGTATTGATTGCACACGATCTTCGTCTATCCTCATGAAAAGGGCAGTGAATAATAAACTGTTCATCACTTGGAACTTGTATACCATACTTGGTTAATAAGGAACCCCAATCCACGATTAACGATCCCTCTTATTCTTCCTCAAAAAGAGTACAACCTCATTTTGATAGCCATGTGCATCAACAGCTATACCCCTTTTAATATCTCCTACAGTTATAGGAAGTTCTGTTTTACTTACACCCTTACTTTTCAAACGTTTCACAATGATCCTATCATCTGCATTTACAGCACTACTTTCCCATCCGTTTGTAAACCAACTCAAAATACTCATACTGGACCTCCTAAAAATCTCCCCATTCAAAATTGGGTACTTCGACAATTTCTCCAGAATCTATTTTCCAATCCATAACAGTATAATCTATAGGTAATTCACCATCTCGATACTTCTCAAATTGAATGAGTCTTTTATCAGGATAGTCTTCAATCAAAGCCATTCCAAAAACTGCATCTGCAGCTCGGATCAAAGCATCTCCAAACGCTACCTGATCTGCTTTTGGTGCAATAAATTTGTTTCCAGCTTCCCTATTCGCTTGAGTAGAAACAACAATGGGAGTATTCGTAGAAGTCGCTAGATTCTTTAATCCGTAGAAAAGAGTATGTGACTGTTCCCACATAGCTTTTTTATTGTCAGAAGTTGAAATCAGATAAACACCATCAATCACTACAAACTCAGGATTGTGTTTCCTGATTAAACTAGCAATAGATTCAAGTGACATTCCTACTCGTCCTGCAATATGATCACAAATTAGTAAGGAATTGTTATTAGTCTCTTCTAAAAACTTTGCATATTGCTTTTCATCAAGAGCTTCTCCCCTTCGTAATGCAGTATGGGATATTTTGTACCCCATCATATTAGCTAAAACAACATCTAGACGCATATTGATAGTTGAACTTGGCATTTCAGTAGATATAAAAAGGGTTCTAAATCCATTTTTTACTGCAACTGCGGCAGTGTGGACACAAAGCCAAGTCTTTCCTACTGATGGACGAGCAAACATTGCAATCAATTCACCAGGCATCCACCCAACACCAGATTGATTAACACTTTTAAAGGAAGTTGGAATACCCATTAGACCATCGCCCATTTTTCGTTTCTCTGTACGCTCTCTCCACTCTTCTAATCTCTCTAAATTCCCCATGTCATAAGCTATAACATCTTCATCAACTTCCACTTCAATATCTGTGAGATCTACTAACAAATTTGAGAGAGCTTGTTTAGCATTTATAAGAATTGTATCTCGTTGAGCTTGAAAAGCTTGAAGTAACTTTCTTTGTAAGACCTGATCTTTGAAAGTTTCAAGTGCATAATCAAAATTCAAAGATTGAGCCGTTTGATCCAAAGTTGGGAAATTTTCACAAAGTAATTCAGGAGAAGGAAATTCTCCATAATCATCAAAAAAGCTAACTACAAACTTATAGGCATCTGCATGTTTACCAAAATCCTTGGCTGTATGCTTAAAAGATCTTAGATTTGTTTTAGTATCTAAATTAAATATTATTGCGGACTCTACGTACTCATAACTAGCCATTGGCTTTTCCTTTTCTGGTATACTCTACCCTGTTATTATTTGAATGTACGTAATAGTCTATCCGACTGATTGGTAACTTGTCAACATAGGATTTAGCATCACCTAATGAATTAAAATGTTTTTCAATCCAAGCTGTATTTTGTGCTGAATCAACTCCAATAACACCAAACTCACCATTACTTATTGGTTCAAGCGGTTGTTTTCGGATTAATCTACCCTGTCTGCGAAATTTTCTCATATTCTATCTCTAACAAAGAAATTTTTTCCCTTAACGTCTGTCTTATCTTATACGAAGATTCACCCAAATCCTCTGATATTTCTTCCATAGTTAATCCATCATACCTTAATTTAAGAAAAACTTGTTCAGAGTCTGTTAAATTAGCGGAATATATATACTCATATATATCAATATCTTCAATGTCATTAGAGGGATCTTTTAAAGCTTCCAGAATATCTAGTGCAGTAAGATTAGTATCTTTATATGTAGCGTCTAAACTTCGTACATTAGAATGCTTCGAAACTCTAGTAATTAAAGAACGTATAGTATTAACTAAAGTAGTGTGAAGATACGTATGAAAAATAACACCACGGTTTTCATCAAACCCTCTGGCAGCTTTTATTAAAGCAATGCGTAGTTCTTGTGCAATGTCATCTCTATCCATCCCAAGCACAAAAACATTTGACACCATTTTCTGAATCTTAGGTTCCCATTGAATAACCAACTCATCATTTATGAGCATTCATATTTCTAACGCTTACAACAGAAACAGATGGGGGCTAAAATGCCCCCACCCATTATAGAAACCTGATTATTAACTTCCTATTTCGACATCAATTGAAACTGGCTTTTCTTCTTCCTCTTTTGGAAGGATTATTGAGAGAATCCCATCTTTGTAAACAGAAGAGATCTCACTAGCTTTTACATTATATTCACTGATGTTTGAGATGACTCTTTGAAAATTAAAAGGCTTTAAACCCTTTAGAAGATAATTTTCTTTGTCATCTTTTTCTCCACCAGAAACACTAATGTGTAGGCTACCCTTTTCTAGAGTCACAGAAAGATTTTCTTTCTTTGCCCCTGGCACAGCAACCCTTACCTCAAATTCATCATCTCTCTCGATGATATCCATTGGAAAGGTTTGATGAGCTGGAGTTGCGAAAGGAACCCACTTAGACTCAAACAAATCATTTAAGTCCTTAAAAAACGGACTTTGACGTTGTAGCATCTTAACCTCCTAAAATATTTTAATGAGATACTCTTATTAATAGTATCCTCACTATTATTCATATCTTAACTTAATGAACTAAGACTGTCAACTCTTATCTCGTTGACCTCGATAATAACATTGTCGAGAGCAGTAATTGTTCTTATATCCCCTATAATAGTTGTTACTAATTTTTCCACGCTTTCTGTAAAACTCTACTCTACAAAAAGCACAATTTACTAAAATATTGTGGTACCTAAAAGAACATTGGCCTGGGCAAACCCTTCGTTTTCTTGGTGTTGCATTCCCACAAACCAGACAATATTTCGTTTCTCTAAGGCGAGCACTTATATTAGGGATATTATGAGCTTTCAAAATGCGACTTACATACTGTCTGGAAACTCCAAGCTTTCTGCTAATGTCGGAGCCAGTTAAAAAGGGGCTACTCTGTCGTAAACGAACAATCTTATCTTCAGTTTTGATCTTCTTTTTCAGGGATCTTCTCACTTTCTGGAATTAGATGACCTTCATCATCTGTGTTCTTCAAGTCAATTATGTGATCATCTGCTCTTTCAGCCATAACAAGCCATGCAACAGTATCAGAGGAACTTGTAGCTGCCTCAATTGTTAGAATAGCCCCAGAAACACTTCCCCTAACAGCCGTCCAACCTGTAATATTCTGAACCCAGACTTCAGGATCTTGAGTTAGGGCTTCAAATGTTCCAGCACTCATGTTAGATTCAGCATTAATATCTACAGTAGCTTTACCATAGCGTAATATTGCTCTACCTCGATACAACAGATCATATTTTGGACCCTCAATAAACCCATGTTGTAATTTCTTAGTATCTTTATAGACAGGGTGATCAATTAGAAAGGTACCTGAATCCTTTGCTAAAGCTCCTACTATCGTAAAAGTAGAACCATCATGACTAAATTTTACTGCCCCATTT